ATGCTGCAGTTCGGGCTTCGGCTTGGAGCCATGCCGCGTCAGGTGGTGACGACTACGCCCCGGCCAGTACCGATCCTCAGACGCATCATGAACGATGATAGTACTGTAACAACTCGTGTCCGCACGAGCGACAATGCGGCGAATCTCGCGCCGGCATTCCTGGCGGAAATGCAACGGAGATACGGCGGAACCCTCCTTGGTCGGCAGGAGCTCGATGGGGAGCTCATCGAAAATATGTCTGGTGCCCTATGGCGCCGTGAATGGATCGAGCAGCACCGCATCGAAAAGGCGCCCACGATGCAGCGCATCGTCGTCGCCGTCGACCCGCCGGTTACGGCAACCCAGGATTCGGACGCTTGTGGCATCTGCGTTGCAGGAATGGGCGAAGATGGGCGCGCTTACGTACTATCCGATCGAACGCTGCAGGGACGTGAGCCGCAGATCTGGGCAAAAGCCGTCGTCGCGGCATATCGGGATTTCGCGGCTGATCGCATCGTTGCGGAGGTCAATCAGGGCGGCGATTTGGTGCAATCCATTATACGCCAAATCGACCCCGCCGTGCCGATAAGGATGGTCCGCGCGACGCGCGGGAAATGGCTCCGTGCCGAACCAGTCGCAGCCCTTTATGCCGAAGGCCGGGTCGTTCACGTCGGTCAGCATTCGCAACTTGAAGCGCAGATGCTGACATTCGGAGTTGACGGCTCTTCCTCGAGCAAGAGTCCCGATCGGCTCGATGCACTTGTCTGGGCACTGACCGACTTGGTCCTCGACGCACCCCCGAGGCCGGTTGTGCGGATGCTCTGACGAGCACGCGACAACAACACATCAGGTGGAACATGACAGCAATTGAACGACGGCCCTCGCGGCTGGCGAAAATGGCGCGCGCCTTGGGACTGCGCCGCCCGGGTGCTCGTGAACAGAAAGCAGGGCCCCCATTGCCGTTGATTGCGATGGAAAGCCCTGGTAGGCCGGCCTGGATGCCTCGGGATTTCGTGGCCTTCGCCCGCGAGGGCATGATGCAGAACCCGATCGTCTACCGGGCCGTAAGGATGATTTCGGAATCCGCGGCCTCCATTCCCCTGCTCCTTTATGAAGGGGAGGAAGAGGTCGAAAGCCACCCGCTTCTCGATTTGTTGCGCCGGCCCGGTGGCGGGCGCACCACCGCGGACCTTCTCGAAGCCTGGTACGGCTACCTGCTCGTCGCCGGGAACGCCTATGTAGAGGCAGTCGCGACGGGAAATCGCATCGTGGAGCTGCACGTTCTGCGGCCGGATCGCATGCGGGTTATTCCGGGTCAGGACGGTTGGCCTGAAGCTTTCGAATACAGTGTCGGTGACCGGCGCGTGCTCGTTGGCGGAGAAATTCTTCCAGGTGTCAACCGCATACTGCATGTCAAATTCTTCCATCCGATAAACGATCACTACGGACTGTCGCCCATTGAAGCGGCGGCAACGGCCATCGATCTTCACAATTCAGCAAGCCGGTGGAACAAGGCGTTGCTCGACAATTCAGCGCGGCCCTCGGGTGCGCTGGTTTACGCGTCGAATGCTCACTTGACGGATGAACAATTCAAACGGCTCAAAACCGAGCTCGAGTCGAGCTTCCAAGGTGCTCGCAACGCTGGTCGGCCGCTGTTGCTTGAAGGCGGCCTCGATTGGAAGACGATGAGTCTGACTCCGCGCGATATGGATTTCATGGAGGCACGTTACGCTGCGGCTCGAGAGATCGCTCTCGCGCTCGGCGTTCCCCCAATGCTGCTCGGCATTCCTGGTGACAATACATACGCCAATTTCCAAGAGGCTAATCGGACGTTTTGGCGGCAAACGGTTCTGCCCCTGGTGAACCGCACCGCCAAGTCGATCGCTGCTTGGCTCGGGCCAGTATGGAATGATCGTATCGAGCTAAGGCCTGATCTCGATGCAATAGAGGCATTGAGCTCCGAAAGAGAGGCGCTCTGGGTGCGCGTTGAACGCGCTTCGTTCCTGACGCTGAACGAAAAACGGGCGGCAGTCGGGTATGGGCCGCTGCCAGGTGGTGACGAAATAGCATCCGCTTGATTTGTTCCTTTTTCTCGCGAAAACAACCAGACTGGGACGAGTGTATGCACGCATTGCTGACTCGGCCGCAGCATGCGGTCCGAGAGGTCAAGCTTACATCGCACGGCCTCATGGATGTGTCTCTCGACGGAGTTTTCGAGGGATACGCAAGCCTGTTTCATCGGGAGGACCTGGGGCGCGACATCGTTATGCCCGGCGCGTTCAGCGATAGCCTCGCCGCGAAGGGGGCGGCTGGAATACGAATGCTGTTTCAGCACGACCCCAATCAACCCATCGGCACATGGGTGAAGATCTACGAGGACGCGCGCGGGTTGTTCGTGCGTGGCAAGCTTGCGATCGAAGTGGCCAAAGCGCGCGAGGTCCTTTCTTTAATGCGCGCCGGCGCCATTGACGGATTGTCCATCGGTTTCCGAACGGTCAAAGGCGTGCGCGATCGCCGGTCGGGCGTGAGGCGCTTGGAAAAAATAGACCTTTGGGAAATTTCGATCGTCACTTTTCCGATGCTGCCGGAGGCTCGCATTTCCAATGTGAAATCGCATCCATTCGGCGGCCGTACACCCACCGAGAGAGAATTCGAGCGCTGGCTCACGCAGGACGCTGGGTTCACGCGCTCCGAGGCGCGCGCTGTGCTGCGCGACGGCCTCAAAGGCCTCAGGCTCCTGCGGGATGCGGGGCGGGCCTCGTCGTGGGAGCAGCGGTTGCTCGGGCAGTTGGCCGAGGCAACGCGGCTCCTCAGTCAACCACTGTTCATGAAGGGATCCAAGCTACCATGCTAAATGATAAGGGGCTTGAGGTGAAATCAACGTCGCACGCTGACCTCAGCATCGCGTTCGAAGAGTTTATGCGCGCATTCGAGGCATTCAAAGAAACCAACGATCGGCGCCTATCCGAAATCGAGCGCTGCATGAGTGCCGATGTGGTTACGGTCGACAAACTTGCGCGCATTGATCGGGCTCTAGACGAGCAGAAGCGTGTTGTCGATGAGCTCGTCAGCAAGTCGGGTCGGCCCCAGCTGAGCTCAGCCATTCGCCTTTCGGGAGGTCTCGATCATAAATCAGCGTTCGAAAGCTATATGAGGCGTGGCGAAAGCCATATGCTTCGCCCCTTTGAGGGGAAGGGGTTGTCGGTCGGGTCCGATACGGACGGCGGATATGTTGTGCCGGAGGAGACCGAGCGCTCCATAAATCGGGCAGTGCGGGACATCTCGCCGATCCGCGCCATCGCGGGAGTGAGGCAGGTATCCGGGTCGGTCTTCAAGAAGCCGTTTGCCATTTCCGGCCCTGAAACAGGTTGGGTCGGCGAAACAGATCCGAGGCCGGAAACGGGGGCGCCCAAGCTTGCCGAGCTCGCATTTCCGACTATGGAACTCTACGCCATGCCGGCAGCAACGCAATCGCTTCTCGACGATGCTGCCGTTGATATTGATCAATGGATTGCAGAGGAAGTGCGGGTGACATTTGCTGCCCAGGAGGGTGCGGCTTTTGTCACTGGCGACGGCATCAATAAGCCGAAAGGCTTCCTGAGCTATCCGACCAAGGACAACGGGTCCTGGAGCTGGGGGAATATCGGGACCTTGTCGACGGGGGTTTCGGGCACGTTCCCGAGCACAGATCCGGCCGACAAGCTGATTGACCTGGTCTATTCCGTAAAAGGCGAATATCGGGCCAATGGCCATTTCGTCATGAATCGCGCGACGCAATCCGTCGTGCGTAAGATGAAGGATGCGGACGGGACATATCTCTGGCAGCCATCCGCAAAGCCTGGCGAGGCGGCGAGCTTGATGGGCTTTCCCGTGGCCGAATCGGAGGACATGCCCGACATCGCCCCTGATACTGCTGCCATCGCATTCGGCGATTTTCGGCGCGGCTATCTGATCGTCGATCGCGTCGGCATCCGTGTACTGCGTGACCCTTACAGCGCGAAGCCGTACGTGTTGTTCTACACGACGAAGCGCGTCGGCGGCGGCGTGCAGGATTTCGAGGCGATCAAGCTTCTCAAATTCAGTGCGTAAACTCTACGCGGTTGACTACGAGGGCGGCTGCTGCCGCCCTCGTATTCAACGCTGGCACTAGTCAATGGCTGGTGGGAGGAAATTGCACGATTCAAGTCGGCAATTTCCCCCAATTCTTTACGCTTACCCCTTCGCAATTCGGAATAGTCATGGGCCTCGTTTTAATTGCAGCGCCCACCGTTGAGCCTGTCACGGTGGACGAGGCAAAAGCTCACCTGCGCATCGACCATCCCGACGAGGATGCGTTCCTTGCCAGTCTCATCGCGACATCGCGACTGCACATCGAAGGTGCCCTTGATATTGCTCTGATCACGCAAAGTTGGTCGTGGCAGCTGACCGCTTGGCCTCAATCCGGCATCGTGGAGATGCCCCTTTGGCCTGTGCGATCGGTGGAGGCCGTGCGGATTGGAGCTGAAGCGGGAGAGGTGCTGACGTTGCCGCCAAATTATTACGCCCTGGACGGCACGAGCAAACCGGCTCGACTTTGCCGGATTCAAGGAGCATGGCCGGAGCCTGCACGCAACCCCGCACCGGGTATCGAAATCGAATTCAAAGCAGGTTTCGGGGACAATGCGGGTGATGTGCCCATGCCAATAAGACAAGCGCTGCTCCTGCTCGTTGCGCACTGGTACGAGAATCGCGAGCCTGTCGTGATCGGAGGAACTGTTGCACGAATTCCGGAAACTGTGTCGGCTTTGTTGATGCCTTACCGGAGGGTGCGGTTGTGAGGCGGCCGCGGCTTGGCGCGCTGCGTTATCGGGCGCGGCTCGAGGCGCCCGTCTGCGGCGGTGAGGAAGGCTGTACTGCCGGTATTACGTGGGAGCCAGTGGCAACCCTGTGGGCCGAAATCAGATCTCTTTCGGGTCAGGAGGTGGTTCGCGCCGATGGCATTTTCGCACTTGGAACTTACGAAGTTCGCATTCGCTTCCGGAACAATATCACGCCGCACATGCGCTTCGTCATCGGCGGCCGCGTCTTCGATATCCGGGCCGTCCGAGACATGGACGGGAGGCGTCGTTTTCTCACCTGCCTTTGCGAGGAGCAATACGCGTGAAGGTATCCATTCGCATCCAAGGACTTGGCCGAAAACTGGGAAACTCAGCCGCAAGGTTTGCTGATTGGGTTCGGCTCCAAGCAACGCGGCGTGTGATTCAGGCGCATGTCGAAGATCGAAATGAGGGGCAGAATGGGTTCAGCCAGTCGGGCACTTCAAGCAGCAATCCAGGACGTTCTCAGTCGAGATGAAGGCCTTCGCGCAGCGCTCGGTGGGGTGCGTATCTACGACTACGTGCCCCGAAAGGTCGATTTCCCCTACCTGACGTTCGGCGAAATTTCGGTGCGCAACTGGAGCACAGGAACGGATCTGGGGGAAGAACACAGCATCACATTCCATATTTGGTCGCGCGCAGCAGGTAGAGGGGAAGTTCATGACATTGCGAGCGCAGTTCGAGCGGCCCTGCACGACCGCCAACTCATCATCCCCGGACATCGGCTGATCAATCTTCAGCACGAATACTCGGAATCAGGGCGCGAGAACGATGGTGAGCATTTCAAAGGACTGGTCCGCTTCCGGGCCGTGACCGAGCCTTTAGGCTGA